GGTCCGGGAGCGACGGCCGAGGGTATTAGCGGAAACGCGAAGTATTCCAAAGCGCCCTGGTATGCCCGTCTTGAGTCTTACTTTCCGATGTTGACCAACAGGTTTTCGTCGGAGACAGCTTGTGGTAAAATGATCGAGGAAACCGAAGCAAATAGCTACCTTTATCCTAGGTCGCTCCGCCGAGGTCCCGGTCCCCATGAAGCTGAAAATGAGGCTTTTGATAGTGTATCAGTAATAAGTAGGAGCAAGGAACGACCTGTAAAGGTTATCCAGGTTCCGAAAACTTTGAAGAGTCCCAGAATAATCGCAATTGAGCCGACCTGCATGCAATATGCGCAGCAAGGCCTTTCGAGCCTCTTACAAGAGCGTCTTGAAACACACCGTCTAACAGCTGGTCATATTAATTTTAAAGATCAGCGCATCAACGGTTGGATTGCACTAAATTCTTCTCGACACGGTAAATTCGCTACATTGGATTTATCGGCAGCGAGCGACAGAGTACCGTTGGCTCTCGCAAGCATGCTTTTCAGAACTAACCCTGAATTACAAAGGGCAATCCTAGCATGTCGTTCGAGGAAGGCGCGCATTGAAGGAAAGGTTATCAACCTTCATAAATTCGCGTCTATGGGTAGCGCACTCTGTTTTCCAGTTGAGGCAATGTACTTTTACACTTTATGTGTAATGTCTCTCTTGGAGGCCAGGGATTTACCTGTGAGGTATCACGAAATAGAAAGTGTAACACGTGATATCTACGTATACGGGGATGATATAATCGTTCCCGCGTGCGAGGCTGAAAGGGTTATTGGAATGCTTACCAAGTACTACTGTAAGCTTAATGTCAGCAAGTCATTCTGGACTGGAAAGTTCAGAGAGTCTTGCGGGCAGAATGCATTTGATGGGCAAGATGTAACGCCCGTTTATCTTCGAATGCATGCGCCAATTGACCGCCGTAGTAAGAAGGAGCTTATTTCACGGGTAGATGCGTCCAACCAATTTTACAACATTGGTTGCATACGCACCGCCTCCTACATTAAAAATCAATGTAGGACTGTTTTTGGGAAGAGAAATCTCCCAGTTACGGTTGAGAAGTTCCCAGGATTGGGCTTTCGGTTAGCAGAGGAAGGTGACCATACTCTTATCGCCTACGGGCGAAAGAGACAACGAACCTTTATCAGGTCGTTTGTTACCACCCCTGTGTTCCGGGAGGACCCTTTAGTGGGTTACCCAGCTCTGACAAAGTGCTTATTGCAAATGGAATCGCGTCATCCAGACGCCGAAACCTCTAGTGGTGAGCATTTACAGAGAACGGC